GCCAGACGCTTCATTCTGTCCTTTGGGGATACAATATAGTCTTCAACTGCTTTTAGAGTATCTTCTCCAACCGCAGAACCATCCGGATCCGCAACAACAACCTTAACGGTGCCAGGTCCTTTCCATTCAGCTTCCACAACCGCACTTCCAACCCCTGAGACTTCTTTCGCCCAACGGACATAATCAGCATCGCACCCTACAAAAGAAACCTCTGCCGAACGCAGTTTCTCAAGGATTCGTTCACGGTATGTATCATCGTCTTCTTCATCTGTTCCGCCTCGGATGGGGTTTTCATTTGTCACAGCAGTGATGTTCTTATTTGCCTGCTTCTGCAATATTACAGTGTTTCTCGTAACATTGTAGGCAGCTCCTGCCATGACAGACGCAACAGCTATATCAACCGTTCCGGAATCCGAAATAGTTTCCTCGACAGTTGTAGCAAATTCAATAGACTCTGTATCTGCTGTTCCTTCCGTACAGAAGACAGTTCCTTCTTCAATCACAGTTCCCGGAGTACCTGTAACAGTCACATGCCCGGAAGCTCTGCTTGCCTGCTTTCGTGTTACTTTTGCAGATACACCGTGCAGATCAAGCCATTCACCCCAGGCCCACATCGGAAACATAAGCATCAATGTCCGGACAAGGTTGTACTGTATCAGCCTGGAGATCTCGATTGCAGTCGGCATGGTAAAATCATATGGAAAGTCTGCCGGCATATCAGAAATATCAACCGGAAGATTGTTCATCATCCTCGACTGGACGGTATCAGGATCACTGTTATCTATAAATTCTGGAGCTACAAATTTTTCTGTCAAATTCTCATCTCCTTTTCAATGTTACTTCTAAATCAAATTTCTCCCAGTGTATTGCGTACACTATAAATTTCACATGGACCACAGATGGTTCCCATTCAAATTCAAAATCCTCTACGGATTCAGTCCTTGGATTTACCATCAGAGTCTCTTCTATGGTACGTTCAATCGCCAGTTCCACAGCTGTGTCATCTTCTTCCTTCATGGCATCTTCCATCTCTGCACCGATATCATCATCGTATCCGAGACAGCTATACCTTTCTGTAGCAACTGCCTTTACGCACCATGTCTTATATGCTTCGAGCCCTTCGCTTTTAAGCATACAAAAAGGAGATTCACAAACGAAATCTCCTTTCTCTAAGTCCCACGCCACAGATGGCTTGTACTCTGTGTCATATTCTTCATTTTCTTCCTCATATTCCGGAATGTCTACCACCGGATATAAGTTATTGTCTGCCATATTTCCTCCTATACCGGTCTCGTTATAATGTCGATCACAACAGCAGTGTCTTGCACCCACGCAATCAACACTCTATCTCCAGCCTGCAACTGCCGCATAGATTCCGGAAGATATGCTTTTCCAGAATGTTCATCTGCCCGGACATCGCAAAATGCATCTCCCGTCTTTCCAAGAGTTAATTGCCTACAAACTCTGTAATCATTCTTAGGAATTGGAATCGGAAATGTATTCGAGAGCAGGCTGCCGTCTGCCTGAATCTCTGCAAAATCAAGGCAGAGTGGCTTATCTGCATGATCTCTCATTCTTGCATCTAATACCGCAGCTAATCGTGCGACACCGTCATTACTGTCATATGCCATATGCCCTCCTAATCAAACGAGCCTTCGTCTACCCAGCCGCATACATGGGTCTCAGCCCAGTTAACATTTTCCAAGCACCATGGATGAGCACTGCCCGGATTACTGTGTGTTATTGTCGCCTTTCCGGCGCTTACCTTATATCCTGACGTTGCATCCGAAGAAACATAATGATAGCCGCCATGGAAGTTGACTGTATCTCCGATGCTATAATCTCCATCCTTTTTCTTGTTATCCTTTTTCGAGGACGAAGATTTCAACTTAGTTTTCTTTAAAGTCATAGTCATTTCCATCTTGTCGCAATCATGAGTAATTGCCTTTACCCAGTAATACCCTGATCCAGTTGACATTTTAAGATGGATAATATCTCCTTTTCGGATGATAGGAATGTCGATAGTAACTACCTTGATTTCCTCTTTCGGCTTTCCATCATCATCAAGGACTTCCTTTGCCTCTTTTTTTGCTTCATCTAAGCTATCATCCTTGCCTCTTGTAAGTATTTTCTGGCGAATGCCGTACTTTGTCTGACCATCGACCGTTGCTTCTACAGGTCTGCGCTTATCATCGTCTGCTTCTCCGAGAATCTTTACTCGCGTAACCATTCCCGAAGTGCTGATCTTATGAGAAACACTTATCAGATTTTCTGTTTCGGCAAAATGATAAATGTTCTTGTTGCTGCCAATTGCCAGAATCTGGGCTTTGCCCTTGACAGAACGGATTGCAGAATAGCCCCCACCCTTTTTCTTCGCTTCATCCAGAATATCTTTGACCATTGTGCCGAGTTTCTTCTTGTCTTCCTTAATAACTCCGTGGACCACATCAGGTCCGGTATATTTACCAATTGGTATACCCCATTTCTTGAAATAATCCTGTATAACCTGCTTGGTTCTTGCTCCGGAAGAATAATATACACAGTCTTCCGACTCCTGCAAATCATACAGGTTATCATAGGCCTTCAGCTTTAATGGTTGACTGCTTGACTTTGCAGATGGATTCCATTCTACAATCCGGCCACGCATAGCTTCCTGTGCAGTTCCAGTCTTGTACCGATAATACAAGTACAAATAACATCCCGGTTTAGACAAACTGGAAATCCTGCCTTTTGTGGTCTTATCATTCTTTACAGTGCACGACAATCTGGCTGCAAGTTCGTTTTCCAGCTCTTCCCATCCCAAATCTTCGACAAAATTGGTGATGTCATATTTTTTCTTTTTTTCAGTCACGAGGACTAAATAATAAGAATATTTCAGCGGATCAATCATATAATGCCTCCTTTACGGTATCGTAAGGATAGTGCCAGGGAATATCCAGTCCCCTTGGTTGCTATCCTTATGCCCGTATTTTTTCGCAGCCTTTTCTATCGCTGTCTTATTTGCATCATAAATCTTTTTCCAATCTGCTCCTGATCCGTAAAATTTCTTTGCGATATTCCACAGGCAGTCACCAGTTTTAATGGTGTATGTCTGTTTTTTCTTATCTGTTGAACTCTTTTTCAGGTTCGTTCGGGCTGTCGTCTTCTTTTTCTTCTTATCAATGCCAAGGTCCTTTGTGGTCTGGATTTTAAGCGGACGATAACGATAAAAGGAAATGCTATAAAAGTAATCTCCTTTCCCGCCAAATTTCTTATATTCAAAGCTATTAATCGTCACATCAACATTGATGCCGCCGCCGGCAGAAATGATAAGGTTCAGAACCGTTCCCTTATCTCGCCAGTTTTCCAGCTTCTTTATAACAGATTTCGGATCCAGCCACTTCGTATGTATGGTGGACATCTTTTTTCTGGCTCTTCCCCAGAGGTATCCATCCCATTCATATGATCTGATATCCGGACCAGCCGGAAATGCAAAGGTTCCTTTTTTTATCAGATCGTACTTCTGGTATTTTGAATTTCCCTTAACAGTAATCTCCTTGTCTGGGAGAGAAGGAAAGCGAAGACAAGATTGCTTATTTGCCGCCTCTTTTAAATATATCTCCATGCCCTCTCCCCTTTCTACGTCGGCATATTTGCGTATGATTCGAGTAATCTTGATGCCAGTTCTCCGGACATTTCGTTAATTAACTCTTTCAGTTTCTCTTTGATTGAATTTACTGTGTCATTGCCGCCCTCTCCGTTAATGTTGAAGACAGGATTCATATTGACAACGATTTGTCCTTTATCGCCATTGTTACCAGAACTTCCGGAAGATGAGTCTGAGGAACCTCCTGACAGTGGGACATCTCCAATCATGCCGCCGTCTGCATACTCTTTGACACCCAATGCCCGTCCAGCCTGTAACCACAAGTCCATGCCTCTGTCTCGGCGTTTTGAGCCAAGAGGAATAATGGCTTCTGGACCATCTTCGCCTACCCAGGATAATAACGGTCCGGTAACGATGCTTCCCTTCGCATTGCCTGCAATAGATGCCTTTACAGAAGAACCGCTTCCAGATGTTGTTATTCCGGCGCTAGGGTTCGTGATATGCCAGTCAAGAGTTACATTAACTGTACAAGACGCAGGAATCGGATTTGAAAATGTAGACTGTACTTCTCCTGCAACTTCAGAATATACTTCAGCGGCATTATTTGTTTGATCGAGTGTTACGTCAGTGTGTCCGTCTGTCGGCATAGATTCAGAGAATGTAGATTCTACCTCTGACTGTGCCTGCTCTTTTGCTCCGGACGCATCTGTGGTCGCATCAGTGATATTAACGTTTGCAGTTGTATCTGCCTCAACCGGTTCTGTTTCAGTCTGCGATTCTGTCGCACTCTGAATACCGGAAGTATCAACATTTACTAATTCCTGCGGAATCGTTACCGTTGCCCCAGACGTTACAGTTATGTCATTCGCCGCAAGCGTACCGGATTCCATGCCAAGGGCTGCCTCAATCTGCGCTGTAGCTGATTCTGAATCAACCTCAACGTTTGATAAGTCCACCTTAACTCCTTCGGCAGTAACAGAAAACTCTGCTCCCTCAGTTGTTAACGCAGACATAGCGTCACTTATTGCAGCTTGTGCGGCATCACCATTCACTTCTGCCTTCAAGGTATCCATTGAAATCGTAATCTCATCTCCAGGATGAATAATGTACGGTTCTTCAATGCCGTTTTCTTCTGCGATCTTATGCCAGTCAACGCCAAGAGCATTTCCGATATCCCAGAGACAGTCGCCAGCTTCAATCTTGATTTTTGCGCCTTCTGCCGTAACTTCTTCAGTAGTTGCAAGGTCACCCAGTTTCTCATTCATGGCCGATACCCATGCGTCCTTATCAATGTCTACATCACCATCAACAGAGGCTTTCAGGCCTTCAAGAGTAATCTCATCGTCAGTCGTTTCTGCGGTAGCTCTGTCAATTGCCTCCCTAAACTGTTCCGGCAAGGTGGCTCTGACACTCTCGTACATAGGATTGTTCGGGTCTGTCAGTACACTCTTCATTTCTTCACTTCCGCTCTCCATAATCTGGTTTGCGTAGTTCTGCCATGCCGCATCTTCGTCTCCTGCTGCCGCCCCAACCTCGATAGCTTCATTGAATCCATCCATAAGAGACTTCGGGATTGCCTGACCGCTTTCTCTGTACTGATCGATAAGGCTCTGCATTGATGAAACATCTGGCTTCATTGACTGATATAGTTCATTTAGTGCGCTCTGATCTGCATCTGCACCGATTCCAAGGAATCCATGACCGTTGTCAAGCGACTGGAACAAGCTGTCAAATGTATTTCCAAGCATTCCATAAGAGCCTTCCTGTAGACTTGTCTCTGCACTTTTCAGTGCTATTTGTGCGCTTTCTGTAAGCTTCTGAATGTTTCCGGTAATCTTATCTCCGTAAGCATCATTCAGCGTATTGCTTCCAAGCTGTAAGGATTTGGAAAGTTCTGATCCTTCCTGTCCTCTGACATACCAACCGGTCATTTCTTGATAATGCTGATTCTGTGCTGCTGTGATTCTGCCAGACTTTTCCATCGCATTCAACTCTGCATACCATTGCGTCACATCCGACTGGACACTTTCCATCGCAGTTTCTCTCTGACTTCTCATTTCCTCAACCAAATCGGTGAATGAGCCGCTTGTAAGGTCCGCTGCACTCAGCTTACCGTATTTCTGATTGATCCAGTCCCACTGTGCCTGAGCTTCGGACTCTTTCCATCGAGCAGTGATATTGTTCATTTTCTCCTGCAATGCACTAATAGCTTCTTCTTCATTCACATCAATGATGCCGTCTCTTAGGGCTTCTGATACCTTTTGCGACAACTGACTGGATAAATCGGATAGCTCTAAATTGTCCGCTCTAGCCCATTCCTTGATGTTCTGGGCTAATGTCTGGCCGTCTTCTGTCCCTCCGAGATATGTCTGGACGTGAATGTGAGCCGCAAATGTACGACTCTCCAGTTCAGATATCTTACTTTCAACAAAAGTATTAATATTATCCGTATATTCCTGCTGTTCATCAGCTGTCAAAGTGATTCCAACTCTGCTCTTGAATTCAAGAACATCATTTGATTCCAAAGCTTTCTGCGCTTCAGCTCTCAGATTGTCGGCATTCTGTACTTCATTCAATGCCAGTTCAACATTGGTAAGGTACTTCTGATTCAGTATTCCTGCCGCTGCATCTTTGACTTCATCTGCAGATAATTTAATCTTTCCGAAATGATCTTCAAGACTATTTTCCAGCTGTGTCTCATTGTACTTGTCGATCGCAAGCTTAATACCGATGATCGCCGCTGTAATTCCCGCTGCCGCAAGTCCAACTTTCGCTCCTACAGGAATCATGGAACTCAGATTGCCTGCAAAGTCCATCACATCGTTTGCATTTCCAGCTGCCTCTGTGATGTTGCCAATAGCATCTCCGATAGGAGACAAGGTTTCCACTATGCTTTTCCCTTTTTGAGCAACCGTAGCTGCTCCTTTTGCAAGAATCCCTGCACTTAACCAAGATGTTAATCCCGCTTTTTCACCGCCAGGAAGAATAGCCGCTGCACTCGAAAATAATGTGCCCAGCCCACTGGATATTAATTGCGCGCCATCTCCAGAAACCCAATTCCCGAACGGCTTTGCGATTATTGAATCCCATGCTATGTCTATCTTTCCAAACAGATCTGCATTCTTCCACTCGTCAGAACTGGTCATGTCAGTGATCTTGCGTTTTACGCCTGCAATCTTATCATCTACCACATCCATAACCGCATTGATT